TAATTATTAATACACTACAAGGTAAACTGGATAGTGAAGGAGCAGTTACAGAAAAAACAGATGGTCAAAATATAATGGTAAGTTGGAAGGGTGGAAAACTTATCGCCGCTAGAAATAAAGGTCACATCAAAAACCACGGTGCTGGTGCATTAGATATCAACGGAATAAAAAATATGTTTGCAGGTAGAGGCGATATCGAAAAAGCCTTTGTATATGCTATGAGAGATTTGCAGAGAGCAGTTGGTGGTTTAAGTGATGCTCAAAAGAATAAGATATTTGATGAGGGAAAGAAATTTATGTCGTTGGAAGTTATATATCCAAAGACAGCAAATGTAATACCATACGACAAATCACTCCTACAATTTCACGGAACAATAGAGTATGATTCTGCTGGTTCTCCCATAGGTGAGGATAGAGGAAGTGCAAGAATGTTAGCTGGTATGATAAAACAAATAAATCAAGATGTACAAAAAGCATTTAAGATTGAAAAACCTTTTATATCGAATTTACCAAAAGTAAAAGATTTTAGTAAAAGACAAAGTTACTTTTTGGGTAAGTTAAATAAGTTACAAAAACAATTTAATTTAAAAGGTAATAATACATTAGCTGATTATCATCAGGCTTATTGGATGGAGTATATTTTTAATGCAGGTAAACAATTTAAGTATAATGTACCTAATCGTATTTTAGTTAAACTTACACAAAGATGGGCATTTTTAGATAAGTCTTATAAAATACCACAGATTAGAAAAGATATTAAAAGTAAAGATTTTTTAGATTGGATATTAAAAACAGATAAAATGGATTTAAAAGGGTTACAAAAGAAACACATCAGAGATTGGGAAGTTCTTTTCTTTGAGTTGGGTGCTGAGATACTAAAAAATCTTAGTGATTTTATAGCAGCTAATCCAGCTAAAGCAGCTCAACAAATTCGTAAGGATTTAAAATCTGCTATTGGTAAAGTTAGAAAGTCTAAGGATACTAAAGTATTAAATACTTTAAAAACTCAATTGGATAGATTAAATGCCATTGGTGGTTTAAAATCAGTAGTTCCGAGTGAGGGCATAACTTTTGTATTCAAAGGAAAGTTATATAAGTATACTGGCGCTTTTGCACCAGCAAATCAAATATTAGGAATGTTAAAATTCGTATAGGAGTAGGTTATGGCATATAGTAAAGAAGCAGAAAGACAAAATAAAGCATTGGGGGATGTATTAGCTGGAAGAACTCCTGAAAAAAGAGTGATGGTTGGTTACGAAGGGAAAAAACAAAAAGGTGGTGACCAGATAAGCAGACTTTCTGATATTATGAAAGAGGCTAGAATGCCAATGTTTTGTCCTGAATGTGATAAGATTATGAAACAAAAATTAGATAATAAAATGTGGTCATTATTTGGACATTGTTTTGATTGTCAAATTAAGATAGAAAACAAACTTCGTATTGAAGGTAAATATGAGGAATGGGCTGAAAAAAAAATTAGAAAAAATAAAATTGCTTTTTTAAAAGACTCTATACAAAAGATAGAAGAATTTAGAAATCAAAAAGCTCCGGAGTTTTATAATCAGGTTGGTGTAAATCATCCTGAGTTAGAAAAAGAAAAATGGGGTGGTGATATGACACAAGTAAATGCTATGGCTGATGAAGCATTAGAAGAGTATACGAAAGTTTTAAAACAATTGGAGAGTGAAGTATGAAAATTTGGAAAATAATAGTTGGTATTTTAGGTACGATTGGAGCACTTTTTGCTGTTTCTTCTAAAAGCAAAGAAGTAAAAAAACTAAAAGGTGTAATTAAAGAAAATAAAAAGAAAGAAAAATTAGTAGAAAAAGAAATAAAGGTATTAGAAGAAAACAAAAAGTCTTCTAAAAAAGAGATAGGAAATCTCAAACGTAAATTAACTAATACAAAAAAGAATACTCAAAAAATGGAGAAAGCTTTTACAGAAGACAATACTGATGAAGCTATAGATTTTTTGAAAAAATTCGCTAAAAAATAGGGAGAAATTAAATGTCAAATATGCATGATTCACCGTCAACTTATAATGACTTTCAAAAAAGAGGTATACCTGGAGAATACTATGGTATGCAAATATTTTCAGGATCTGCTGCTGAAAATCCAGATGTATATTATACTGGTTCAAAGTTTGGAGCAGCTGCTTTCATAGTGGGTACAGGTTCAGCAACAATTCATCCTGTTGGTGGTGGAGCAATTAACGCTACACAATTAACAGTTGGAACACTTTATCCTATATCAGTACATAGAATAACAGGTGGTTCAAGTGCTTATATATATGTGCTAAAGAAAAATGGTTAAAGTTTTGAAATACTTTTTACCATTATTATTAGTAGTTCCTTTACTTGGACAGGTGACTCTTTCACAAGAAGAGATGTTGGGAATTGCTAATAATATTAAGGAGCTAGAACGCTCTGATAGCACAAAATCTGTACAGATTTCTGTGTATGAGGATTTGGTAAAAGAGATGGAGAATCAAATAAAGTCAGATTCTTTAATTCTTGTAAAGAAAGATGAACAGATTCAATTGTTAAAAGAAAGAGATGTAGCTAATGAAAAGTTGGTAGACTTAGTTGAACCAAAGTGGTATGAACATAGATATCTTTGGTTAGTAATTGGATTTATAGTAGGAAAGATATAATGAAACCAGGACAATTAAAAGAGGTAATTAAAAGCGAATATCAAAAATGCGCTAAAGACCCTATATACTTTTTGAAAAAGTATTGTGTTGTTCAGCACCCAATAAAAGGTAAAGTTCCATTTCATCTTTGGTCTTATCAAGAACAATCACTTAAAACCTTTGAAGAACATAGATTTAATATTGTCTTAAAAGCCAGACAATTAGGTTTATCTACGTTATCAGCCGGATACTCCCTTTGGATGATGACATTTCATCAAGATAAGAACATATTAGTTATTGCTACTAAACAAGATACTGCTAAAAACTTAGTAACTAAGGTAAGAGTAATGCACGCCAACTTACCCTCTTGGTTAAAACAGAAATGTACGGAAGATAATAAACTATCTTTACGATATAATAATGGTTCACAGGTAAAAGCTGTATCTAGTGGTGAGGATAGTGGTCGTTCAGAAGCTCTATCGTTACTAATACTTGATGAGGCTGCTTTCATCGATAAGATTGAACCAATATGGGCTGCTGCTTCACAGACATTATCAACTGGTGGACAATGTATCGCTTTATCTACACCAAATGGTATCGGTAATTGGTTTCATAAGACTTGGGTTGGTGCAGAGGATGGAACAAACGATTGGAACTTTATTAGATTACATTGGAACTTACATCCCGAAAGAGATGATGAGTGGAGAGAAGAACAAAATAGATTATTGGGTCCTTCATTAGCTGCTCAAGAATGTGATTGTGACTTCTTAACTTCAGGACAGACTGTAATAGATGGTGTAATCTTGGAAGAGTATAAACAAACACACGTTACAGAACCATTAGAGAAAAGAGGAATAGATAGTAACCTTTGGATATGGCAACCAGCAAACTACACTAAAGATTATGTGTTGAGTGCTGATGTTAGTAGAGGAGATGGTTCTGATTATTCTGCATTTCACATTATGGATATAGAAACTATGGAACAAGTAGCAGAATACAGAGGTAAGATATCAACAAAAGATTTTGGAAACCTATGTGTAAACACAGCAACAGAGTATAACAATGCTTTGCTGGTAATTGAGAACAACAATATAGGTTGGGCTGCTCTCCAACAATGTATTGATAGAGGTTATGAGAATTTATTTTATATGAGTAAAGATTTAAAGTATGTAGATACGGAACACCAAATGTCTAATAAGTATAGAGTATCAGATAGAAATATGGTAGCTGGATTTAGTATGACAATGAAGACAAGACCATTGGTTGTCTCTAAATTAGAAGAATATTTTAGAGAAAAGTCAGTAATTGTCCGTTCAAATCGATTAATTGATGAGTTGTTTGTATTTATATATAACAACAATAAAGCTGAAGCTATGCAGGGCTATAATGATGATTTAGTGATGAGTTTTGCTTTGACTCTTTGGGTAAGAGATACTGCATTGAGATTGAGAAATGAAGGAATAGAATTAACTAAAAGAACTTTGAGTGGTGCGTCTTCACAAATGTTACCACAAAAACCAACCAATCAAAATAATTCTTGGGAAATAGAAGTAGGACCCAATGGAGAAAAAGAATCATTAGATTGGTTAATTAACTAAGAGGCATAAAAATGGCAGATAAAGATTTATTTTCAAGACTAAAACGATTGTTTTCAACAAATACCATCGTAAGAAATATAGGTGGTAGAAAACTAAAGATTGTAGATACAGGACAATTACAATCTAATATACAAACTAATTTAGTAGATAGATATACTAAGTTGTATTCAAATATGCAACAATATGGTTATAATGACCAACTCTATCAACAGCAATTAAGATTAGGTTTATTTAGAGACTATGAGTCTATGGATACAGATTCTATTATCGCTTCTGCATTAGACATTTACTCAGATGAGTCTACAATGAAAAATGAGTATGGTAAAGTTTTAGATATCAAAACGGATAACGACCAAATCTATGACATACTACATAATCTATTCTATGATATTATAAATATAGAATTTAACTTGTGGCCTTGGATTCGTAATATGAATAAGTATGGTGATTTCTTTTTACAATTAGAGGTGGCTGAAAAGTATGGTATTACAAATGTAACGCCAATGTCTGCTTACGATGTAGCTAGAATGGAAGGACACGATCCTGATAATCCACAATTGGTTCAGTTCTTACTAACACCACAAGGAGATGCTAGTAGACATAGTGCAAAACAGAAAGACCCAAAGACATTTGAGAATTATGAAGTAGCTCATTTTAGATTGCTTTCAGATTCCAACTATGTTCCTTATGGTCGTTCTATGTTAGAGGCTGGTAGAAAGGTTTGGAAACAAGTTACCTTAATGGAAGACGCTATGTTGATTCATAGGATTATGAGAGCTCCTGAAAAAAGAGTATTTAAGTTGGACATTGGTAACATACCACCAGCAGAAGTCGATAATTACATGCAGCAGGTAATCAATAAGATGAAGAAAGCTCCTGTTATTGATGAAAAGACAGGTGACTACAATCTTCGTTACAACATACAAAATCTTACAGAAGATTTCTTTTTACCTGTAAGAGGTGGAGATAGTGGAACATCTATTGATAGTTTGGCTGGATTAAGTTATGATGCAGTAGAGGATATCGAATATCTAAAGAATAGATTACTCGCATCTTTAAGAGTTCCAAAGGCTTTCTTAGGATATGAAGAGGGATTAGGTTCTAAGGCTACATTAGCAGCTGAAGATGTCCGTTTTGCTAGAACGATAGAAAGAATACAACGAATAGTTGTTAGTGAGTTAACAAAGATTGCTGTTGTTCATCTATACTCACAAGGATTTAGAGACCAAGAGTTAGTAAACTTTGATTTAGCTCTTACAAATCCATCTACAATTTATGAGCAAGAAAAAATTGAGTTGTGGAATAACAAAACATCATTGGCTGAGTCTATGGTTAGAGATGGTTTAGTTTCTTCAGAATGGATTTACAAAAACATATTTGGTTTTACTGATGAACAAATTAAAGAAAACGATGAACAAATAACTTTTGATTACAAAAACAAATTTAGAAGACAGCAAATCGAATCAGAGGGTAATGATCCTGCTAAAAGTGGTCAATCACAAGGTACACCATCTGATATGGCTATGGGTAGAACTGGTCATGAGTTAGATGATGAGGGTGGTTCAGAAGAAGGTGGACAACCAGGCGCTGGAAGACCAAAGGAAGCTAACAAATATAGTAAGGATAGTGGTGCGAGAGGTAGAGATCCTTTAGGAGCTCACGATAAAAAGATGGCTTATGGTGGAGTTGCTACAAAACATTACGAAAATTTGTTCAAACACTTAGGTTCAGATGCAAAAACCTTACTTTCAGAGGCTAGCGACTTAGAAACTGAATATAAATCGGAAGTATCTTCCATTAATACTAAGAAAAATTAAGTAATGATATATTTATATATGAAGTATTATACAAATGATTGGAGTTTAAAATGAGTTCAAAAACAAAACACTCAAAAATCCGTAATACGGGTATCTTATTTGAGTTATTGACAAGGCAAATTACAGTTGATGTTCTTAATAATAGTAAAAAAGGAGCGGCTGCTAAAATACTAAAGGAATTTTTCAATAAGAAAACTCAATTAGGAAAAGAGTATGAGTTATACAGAGTTTTGACTGTAGAAAATTACACATCTGAAATTAAAGCCAATCATTTAGTAGATGCTGTAGTAAAAGCTCGTCAAAAATTAAATAATTCTCAATTAAAAAGAGAGAAGTACAATTTAATCAAAGAAGTTCGCACTAACTATGATATAAATGATTTTTTTATGGCTAGGATTCCAAATTATAAAGTAAATGCTTCAATTTACAAACTATTTTCAGTAGAGGCAAATATGAATCCTCAAACAGAGACAGAAAGTCGCTTTACCATTGTAGAAAACATAACAAGAAAAAAGATTTCTGATAAAAAGAAAGAAGATGTTATGGTTGAGGGCTACAAAAAGCAAGAAAAAGACTTGAGATTACTCGCATATGGTATCTTAGTCGAAAAATTTAATAAAAAGTACAGTTCTTTGAGTCAGTCACAGAAAAAACTGCTAAAAGAGTACATAAATAACATTTCTAACACAAATTCTTTAAAAGAGTTAATAGAAACAGAAACTTTAAGGGTAAAATCTAAACTCCAATCATTTTTACCCAAAGTTGATGATAAAGTTACTAAGATTAAGCTAAAAGAAGCTATTAATCAAGCAGAAGCTCTTATGAAGGGAAGAATTGTAGAAGACAAACAAGTAGTTACACTAATGAGGTATTATCAATTAGTTAAGGAGCTCGAAAATGTCAAAAATAGATAAACTCAAAGAAATAATCAGAGAGTTAATCAAAAAAGAGCTTGAAGAAGCTACTACTTCTGCTAACGTGCCGGGTTATCAAACACCTTACGCGTTTAGTGGTGGTAAACAGAAGGATAAGAAGAAAAAAAAGAAGATAGCTACTAGCTCTACTGGTTATAGTAGAGTTAATGAAGGTAGATATCACGATTATAGAAACGATGATACTTTGTCACCAAAACAAAAGATTGGTCGTTCTATGAGAGAGATTAGAGATAGTCTCAATGAATTAAACAGATTAGTGAAGATGAATGTTCGTCTTAAAAATGAATTGAATGTTGATTCTAGGTCATATTGGAAAAATACACATAAGGCTTTAAATAAAATAAGTGAGAGGTTAGTTAAACTAGCAAACAAAGTTGGTCAGTTACAGTAGAGTAATACCATGCCTTTCGAAGATAAAAAGAAGTCTTATATGGACACTTTGTTCAGTATTTCCACGTTACTTAAAAGGTGGCAAGTAGAAATACAGAATAAAGATGT